CCGCCGTCGCGCAGGCCGGAGATAAACTCGCGGTAGCGGTCGGTTGACGTCATGTGGGTGCCGTCAATCGTATCGCGTGCCAGATTTGGCGGCGTGATCGATGTTACTTCGGCTAGAGTGGCATAAGCGCCGGTGCCGGGATCGCGCTGGAATAGCGTGTTATGGCCAATTGTTGCGTCTACTGTCATAATTTTATCTCCTATTCAGTATGCCAGATTTGAAAATCCATTGAAACGCGGTGAAAGGCGTCGGCGGCGTTGCCGTCTTTTTCGTAGCCGTGGCGTTCGCTGTCGATGAACGCGCCTTGAAATTCAGTGCTGCCAATATCCCTGCGGATGCCGCTCAACAGGTCGCGAACGGCGCGCGCAACGCCGAGAGCGCTGGCGTAAGTGCTTCCCCAGCAATCTATCTGCACCCGGCTGGCGACAAGCCCTGTCGGTCCCTGCATGGCGTAGTCACGAACGCCGCTCACGCGCTGGAGTGATATTGACGGAAGCGCGCTGCCCTGAGGACGCGTCTGCCAGTCGATGCGGTTGCTAACCAAAAGCGCAAGTTGTGTGTCGGCCAGCATGAAACCGATTAGAGCCTCTTCCATTGTCAGCCCTTTGCAAGTTTTGCCGCTTTGCGCTTTGCAGCGCGCTTGGCCGTCTTGATAATTTCGTGTCCGAGATCACGCTTGATGATGTCCAGAACTTTCATTTTGTTACCGTCCCATGCGGGGCGCAGATAAGGCTTTCCCGGCTGGTTGACCGAGCCAAACTCTTGCACAATGCGCTTTATCGCGGCGGCCTTCGACCTGGCCTTGGTCGGTCCAATGTAGGCAACGGCGAAACTGCCCTGCCCCGCCGCTTCCCGTCTTGCGCCGCGCAGAGCGCTCACGGCGGCAGCCTTGCCAAGGCCCGCCTTCATGGCGGCGGCAAACTCTGAATTGCCGACCTTGTTTGAAATCTTGCTGCTAACACGAATGCTTTGCGAAAGCTCAAGCGTGTCCTTCGGTGCCAGCGCCGATGCCGCGTCCGCAACAGGTTGCCCCGCCTTGAGCAGCACACGCTTCAAGACATTTCTGGCGGCTGCTTTCGGAAGCTGCCCTAACGCTGCATCCAACTCGCGCAGGCCGGAAACTGAAACGCGAACACTCACTGGTCGGCCCGCGCCGCCGCGCTGATTTCAATTCCCTCGCGGCGGCCAACTTCCTTGACAAAGAAAATATCATAGGTTTTGTCATTAAAAACCACGCGATCTTTTGGATTTATCGCCGACATGGCGATGCTCCATCGGATCAGGAAGCGCGTGGTTATTTGCGCGGACGTTTCCGCCGCGCGCATGCGCTCTCCGTCGCTAACATCGGTTTTCATGGCCCAGACCGTGCCAAGCGATATCCATGTCGGGATAGACTCATTCAGCGAGTTTTTGCTGGTGGCCGCCTGCTGGATATCAATCCGGCGGTCGAGGTCTCCCGCCTGCACGTTTACAGCGCGACGTTCGGGAACATGAAGTTGACGGTCAAGACGGTTGTGCTCTTTGCAACACCCACGAGATTTACATATTCGCCGGAACCAATGTCAGCCACCGGGCAGATGCCGCCGGGCGTGTCCGAGCCGTAGTAAGCAAGGCCAGCGGTGATCGTGGCGCCGATGGTAATATCGCCAGACTTATGGATACGGCATGGCTGGCCGGAAGCGCCGCCGTTAAGCGCAATGCCCGTGACTTGGCGAACTTCGGCGGTGGCGGAATTGCTGTCGAACAGTTTCCACGTCTTGGTTGCGGCCTCTTTATAAACAAGTTGGCCCGCGGTGATAGTCGCGCCGAAAGTTCCGGCTTCTTGAACGGAGTCAGCACCAGCGACAACGCTTGCGGCAGTAAGTGTGAGATCGGCCATTTTAGTCTCCTATGTTAAAGTGAAAATCAGATGCCACGGCGATGATTGGAAAGCAGGTCATTCACCATGAAGTCCAGTGACGCAGATGTTTCGCCAACGGCTTCCCGGTTTTTTTCCCAATGACCGATTAACACCAGCATGGCGTGAACCACAGCAGGAGGCGCGGCGCTGTAACCAACAACCGCCACAACTGTTATTCTTGATCCGAGTTGAATTGACGGCCATGCTTGAGCGTATTTCAGCACGATTGCTGCTTCGAGATCGTCGGTGCGGGGATCATAAACCGAGGCCGCTAGTGTTTGAGTGGAACCGTCAGTGTCAATGTAAGCGATTGACGTTACAGACGTTACAGGCGCGTCCGGGAGCCGCGCCATGTCATCGAAGGAATCACATTTTACTGTGATTGTCTGGCTGGCAAAGCGCGCGCCGCAGTATTTTTCAACATGGTTGCGCGCGGTGGTTATGACGCGGTTAAAAAAAACGTCTTCGTCGGCGTGATCAATTCGGCACTGCTCCTTCGCTTGGGCGAGCGTCACTGGCTCGGCTGACGCAGCCGTCGTGACTGTTGCAGGATACCACATCAGTCACGCTTTCCTTTGCGCTTGCGGGTTTCGGCTGGCGGCGGCATGATTGCGGTCTCGATTGGAGGATCATCTGCAACCGGGACCGCATAGCCCCTGTCGATCAGCCGCATGGCTTCGGCGTCTTCAAAACGCTCGGTGATATCGCCGGGAGCAAGGGAGTACTCGCTACCGGCGATATAGACTTTCATTTTCAGTTTCATTGCTTGGCGCATTTGAATTTTCATACGACCACCACGTTAAACGTGCCGACTTTTGTTGCGCCGCCGTTTGCAATAATAATTTTTACTCGGTCGTTAGCGGCAACGACGCCCTGCTCAAGAATGGTCGAAGCCGCTCCGGTGCCACCCAAGCTGGCTTTCAAAACCGGATAGACTATTTCACTCGCGTTTATGTCGGTGTCGGTCCACAGGCTTTCACCTGTGGACTCCAGTGTTATTGTAAAATCCACCCCATCAGCAAAGTCGGTTTTGACATAGGCGATGGAGTGAATGCGTCCTGTGACGTTTTCGGAGTAAGCGGTTGCCTCTCCTCCGGCTGCGGTTGTTACCGTGACGACCTTGCGCTCTGCAAACATGGTCGTTACGCCCTGTCTGCCTGGACGGCAATATAATCGACCAGGACGTTACGTGCAGCAGCGCCACGATTGGCAACAAAGATAATCGGCAGCAGTGCCACCGTTGCCGTGACGGCAGCAGCAACCGGCGGGCCTATGGCAACACCGTCGATGAAGCCCTGCACCGCGCCGGCGGCGCTTACTTCCACCCGGACGGTGTAATATGTTGCGGCCACAGGTGCAGCGCCGTTGTAGGCCGGTGCCGTGTCGGTGTTTGCCTTAACACCGCCGTGGCACCACTCAGCTGTTGTGCCATCGGTGTCAAATATAACGCCGCAAGCGTCGGACGCATCGGAGTCAATGTCGGCAGCAACAAGGAATATCGGAGCTTCGACTGTCGATCCGAGTACGTCGGTGAAGCCCACGAAAATCATCACAGTTGTAATGGCGTCGATTTGTATTCGGGCTTCCATCATCAGCCCGCCCTGGTTAGCTTTCCAGTTCAGCGCGCCGAGCCCAAGGCTTGAGCCGTTCGCACTTATTGCAGCGTCAGCGCTGGAAGTTTTGATTTCCGCGCGCCCGCCCACTCCGATTGAAATGGCAACCGCGTTGGCAGTGCCAGAACCTACACCCGCGAGCAGCTCGTCTTCAAGCGCGTCGCCTAAAAAGTCCGTGAAATAGCTGCATATGGCGGTCTCGTTAAGCCGTCCGCCTGGGCCAACCACAAGTTCGCGCCCGCCCTGTTTCTTATAAATCGCTGAATTATAACCGGTCATTTGCAAAACTCCTTTGCTTCGAGGCTGGTTAAGCCTCTAGCGCATGTGCGCTTTGGGGTTTCTGGTTGAAGAAAAGGGCGGCCATTGCGGGCCGCCCTTTCGTTAAGCCTGCAACAGATGCTTGACTGCGGCAGTATCGACCAATTCGCCATCAAGGCGGATCAGCCCTGCAATGCCGAGGTTTGGCCAGAAGCGCTCGCGCATGATGCCGATGATTGGCGAACCCACCTTGCGGACGAAATACTTCCCGAAGTCGCCATAGACAACGGATTTTGCAGTCGTGGCAATGCTGGCCATCGCCTGATTGACGCTGTATTGCTGGCCAAGCAATGAGCCGTTCACGCCCTTGGAGAAGTCGCCCGCGTCCCAAAGGTAGCGGCCTTCGCCGTCCTTCAATTTGCGGATAACAGAAAGGGTTGTATCGTTGAACATGAAGCGAGACTTGGGCGAGCGGCGATAAGCCGGATCAACCGAGTGCTGCAAGTCAATCAACTCATCGGCAGTGAGCGAGGTGGCCGAAGCGGCGGCTTTGCCAAGGCTCGAGGCCGTGACAATGCCGTTCGGATCGCCGTTGCCGTCGCCGGTAGTCAGCTCCGTGTTGGCGCGGCGGCCAAGACGTTCGCCAAGCAATTGCGCAAGAAGTGTTTCGACGTTTAGAATGGAATCATCGCTCAACTGCATTGACCACTGAATAAATTCGGTGTCGTAGGTGTAGGCATTCAGCGCTTTGGTTCCAAACACAACATCGCTGCCGCCGTCATCGGTCAGGGCGGTTCCTTCCGCAGTCTTCACCACCACAACCGCGGTGTCGTCGGTCGTCGGAATGTTGATCTGCTCGCCGCTTGATGTGTTTAAGACAGTGCAGATTGCATCGTCATACATCGGACCCCACTCCGCCATT